TTCCTGCGGGCAGTCCGCAAGCCGGGTCCGCTGGGTCGAGTCCATAACCCAAGCGACACTGGGTGCAGACCACGCGACAGACATCACGGCCTCGTATGACGCGAACTGCTCCCTGCCGGCGACCATCGCTTTTCGTCAGTGGATCACAAACGGAACGGCGAGCATTGTCAGCACAACATTCCCGCATACGAAAACCGAAAGCGGTTACCGGTTTGTCGGCGTGGACGTTTCGTTTCGCGTCCTCGCGCTGCGCTACGTCTGGCCTACCAGGACGGAGTCCGCCTTCCTGGATGTCGGGCAAACGGTCTGCGACCCGCCGGCATGAAGAACTGCGACATCGACCCCGCGTCCCTGTGCTGCCGCGTTTGCGGCTCTCGCGTCACCGCGCCCCACGTCGTGCGGAACTGTCGCCCCCGGCCCGGCCTGGGCGACATGGTCGCGGCCGGCCTGTCGGCGGTCGGCATCACGCCCGAGCGGGTCTCCGCCGTGATCGGCGGCCCCTGCGGGTGTGAGGAGCGGAAAGAGGCCCTGAACGACTGGGGGCGTGACCACCTGGGCATAGGTTGACTCGCCCGGCCGGCCCGCGAGACTCGACGGACCATCGGCATGGAGGCTGCATGACACTCGCGGATCGAGTCGCGGAGCGGGCCAGGGCGAAGCCGGTCCGCCATGTCGGATTCTTCTCGCGGCTCTCGCCCGAGCACCAGGCCGAGCTCCTCGAGGTCCGTCGCCGGTTCCAGGCCGGGGGCCTCGGGTCGGCGTCGGCTCTCGCGGACCTGTTGATCGAGGAGGCGGCCGCCGACGGGATCGAGCTCTGCGGACCCCAGGGGCTACGCGTATGGCTCGCGCGACGCGATTAGCCGACAGGGTCGCCGGCAAGGCCGCCGCGAAGGCGGCCGGGGGCGACGGCCTGACGATCGAGGAGGTCACCCAGAAGACCGCCGGCGATGCCGTCGAGGCCCGGAGCGTCTCGCGGACGATCCGCACGGTCGAGGATCTCCTCGCCCACATCGAGGCCGACCTGACGCGGTTCGAGGTCGCGGCGAGCGAGGCGACGAAGTGGGAAGGGCTCACCGCGGACCGCGAGACGGGCCAGCCGGTCGTGACCGAGTTGTTCCGCGTATTCGTCCGGCTCCGCCCGAAGGCCGGGCCGACGACGCGGGAAATTGTCGAGGCGATGATCGCCGGGGCGGCCGGCAGTTTCCGGAAAGGGCACGTTTTCCGGAACCGGAAACAGGGCCAATCCAGGAAACACGTTCGCGATTCGCGAAACGCGAGCAAGCTGTGGGCGGTGCTCGTTATGAGCGATCTGCATTTTGGCGGCCGCTCGTGGCGGCATACCACCGGAAGCGACTACGACCTGTCGATCGCCGCCGACCTGGTTGGAAAGACGGCAGGCCGGCTGATCGCCCGCAGCGGCGACGCCTACCGGCGGACGATCGTTCTGGCTGGAGATACCCTGCACTTCGACACGATCTCTGGGACCACGACAGGCGGCACCTACATCGACCGCGACTCCCGTCTCCAGAAGACGATCGAGCTGGCGGTAGGGTCGATCGCCGGGGTGGTCGAGCTGTCGGCCGATTCGGTGCCGACGGATGTCGTGTTTGTCCCCGGCAACCACGACACCGCGATGGCGTGGGCTCTCCAGAAAATCTTTGCCGAGCGATACCGCGACGACAAGCGGGTCAAGGTCAACACAGAGTTCACCAGCCGGAAGTACCTGACGGACGGGGTCGGGAATCTGATCGGCGTCACCCACGGCGACAAGGCGAGGAAGAAGCTGGCTGGCTTGATGGCGATCGAGGCCGCCGCCCTGTGGTCGAAGTGTCGGCACAGGGAATGGCACGTCGGCCACCTGCACAACCAATCCGCCGAGGTGGGGACGATCGATGGCGTGATCGTTCGGACGGCCCCGACCATCGTCCCGCCGGATTCGTGGCACGTCGATATGGGATTCGTCGGGGCCGAGAGGGCGATGCAGGAGTGGGTGTATTCGCAGCGTGGCGGGCTGCACGAGATGCATATGGAATACGTCGGGGGGGCTACGCCATGAAGCCTGAAACGCCTGAACAGAAAGAGCGTAGGCGCGAGCGGCAGCGCAAGAGAGCCGCCCGGAAGCGTGCCGAGATGACCCCTGAGCAAAAGCGGGCCCGTTACCAAGAGAACGCGGCCTACCAGCGGAGGCGTCGCGAGGCTATGACGCTGGAAGAACGACGGACCATCAGGAGGCAGCACTGGCTCAAGTATCACGGCGAGAGCTACCGGAAGAAGGCGGCTGAATACCAGCGTAGAAAGCGGGCCGAGGACGAGAGCTACTCGATCGCCTGTCGTCTCAGGGCGAGGATCAAGACCGCAACGCGTAAGCGTGGCGCGGAGAAGGCCAGGGGCTTCTATCAGCTCACCGGCTGCACGGCGACGCAACTCCGCGAGTGGATCGAACGCCAGTTCGTTGACGGCATGTCATGGGAGAACAGGAGCGAATGGCACATCGATCACATCATTCCGTGTTCGGCATTCAATCTGGCCGATGATGCTCAGCAGGCCGTCGCGTTCCACTACACGAACCTTCGGCCGCTCTGGAAGCAGGACAACCTGCGAAAGCGAGCCACGGTCCCCGTGAAGCAGCGGAAACTGTTCTGGACGCTCGACGACGTGGCGGCCGCCAGGAGGTCGCTGGCGTGAGCGAGGACCACCATTTCCTGATCCGCGGCGTCCGCGTCCTGTGGCGGTACGCCCGCCTCCGGGGCCGGGCCGCCGGCTGGAGCATCACGCCCGACGAGAAGCGGCCCGACCTCGAGCGGAAGGTCCTGATCGACTCGCGGCTCCGGTGCCGGGCCCGGCTGGAGACCGAGATCCACGAGGCGATCCACCAGCTTTTCCCGGACCTGGCCGAGGAGACCGTCTCGGGGGCCGGCCGGGACCTCGCGCGGATCCTCTGGTCCCTGGGGTATCGACGGAATGGCGGACGATAATCATCAGGGGAGGTTCTCGTGATCAGGATCGTCGGACTCGCGGGCCGGATCGGGGCCGGGAAGACGACCGCGGCGTCGATGGTGCCGGGGGCCTACCCGCTCCAATGGGCGGACCCGATCTACCGGGGCCTCTCCGCGATGCTCGACATCCCGGGGGAGGTCCTCCGGGACCGGACCCAGAAGGAGCGGGCGGTCGGCGTCGGCGGGATCGACGTGGTCCCCCGCGACCTGCTCCGGACGCTCGGCACCGAGTGGGGCCGCGAGCTCGTCCACCCCGACATCTGGGTCCGGCTCACGATGCGGCGGATCGAGACCCTACACGAGACCGTCGAGGCGACCACGTTCGCGGTCTGCGGCACCCGGTTCCAGAACGAGGTCGAGGCGATCCGCGAGCGGGGCGGGGAGGTCTGGTGGATCGACCGCCCGGGCCTCGACGCCGGTCACCACGCGAGCGACAGGCAGATCGGCCCGGACGACTGCGACCGCGTGATCGTCAACACCGCCGGCCCCGACGAACTGCGGGCCGCGGTGCTCGCGGCCTGGCGGTCCTACATCTGGCAGGCCGAGCCGCCGCGCCAGGCCGGGTGATCACGCCGCCGGGGCCGGGGGCCCGGGCGGCCGGTCCTCGAGGTCGAGCGGCGGCAGGGCCGCGCACGACGACTCCTCGTCCGGGCAGATCAGGCTGTCGACGTAGACGGCCTGGAGGTTCGGGTCGGAGTGATCGAGGAGCCGGGTCGCCGCGGCCCGTCCGCCCATCAGGGCCGCGTAGGAGGCCGCCGTCCGGCGGAAGCCGTGGAAGCCCCGGTACTGGACGCCGGCCGTCCGGCACAAAACTTTCAGGCTGGCCCATTGGCTGCGGCTGCGGCGGTCCCACGGCCAGACGAGGTCGGTCGGTCCGCGTCGCTGCTGGGCGAGCATGTCGGCGAGCTCGGCGGTGATCTGCCGCTCAATGTCCCGCGTCCGTCCCTTCCTGTTCTCGCCGCGGAAGATCATCCGCCGCCGCTCGAGGTCCACGTCGACCCAGCGGACACTCGAAAGCGCGGTGAACCGCTCGCCCGAGCAGACCGCCGCGTAGATCAGCGTCGACCACCACCAGGACGACGGCAGGCCGCCCGTCCTGCCGAATCGCCGGCGGGCCCGGCGGACCAACTTCGACACGTCGTCGATGGTGTAGGCCCGGCCGGCGGCGAGCCTCTTCGGCACGCGGACGGGCGCGAGGTCGGGGAACTCGCGGGCGATCTTCTTCCGCGCCGCGTACCGCCACGCGGCCTGGATCATGTTCTGGTCCTTCCGGACCGTCGCCGCCGACGGCAGGCGGCCGCGCCAGCCGGGGGTCTCGGCGCGCCACCGCAAGAAGCGGCCGACCTGCATGTCGTCCAGGTCTCGGGTCGTCACCGGCCGGCCGAAGAATCGGTCGAGGCGGTCGGCGAGCATCGAATACAGGGCGATCGTCTTTCGGTCGAGGCCCTTCAGGAGTGAGTAACGCTCGAACAGTTCACGGATCGGCATCGGCATGGATTCTGTCCCTTCATGGCTTCCATGCCCTGTAGTGTACGGAATGTCATCACACCCGCGAAGGGTTCGACTCCCCTCGCCTCCATTGGACATCCGTCACGACCAACTGTTGTCAGCCGGCGAAGCGGAAGCAAACCGCGACGCTGGCTGGCACTGAACTGGGGACGCGACGGCAGGACAGTTTGATTCGTCTACCGCTGACGGTAGAGTTGAAGGGATGGACAACATGACGCCCGACGGGAAATGGTGCAGCGTGGAGGAGGCCGTCGACCTCGTTGGCTGCACCGACGGACTGATACGGCTGCGGCTCCGCGAGGGACGACTCGACGGATTCAAGGCGAACGACCGCGCATGGATGGTGAGCGTGGACGGCTGCAAGGCCCTGCGGTCTACGCTCGCGCCACACTCGAACGCCAGGAAGGCCGAGAAGGCCGCGGCGACGAAGCCCAGGCGGAAGCGAAAAGCCTGCTGATTCGCGGCGTTTTCACGGGTTCAAGAAAATCCCGAAAGCCCTATTGACGTCTTTACCGATAGCGGTATAGATTCCCCCCAACGTCACGAAGGGCATGGAAATGCAACGCCAACTGACCAACGCGATTCACTCGCTCGTCCTGGTCCGGATCGGCCAGGAGCTCGGCTCCGACTCGCCGGCCGCCAGGACGGTTCACGACCTGCTCGAGCTGCTGGCCTTGTTCGCCTCGTCGATCATTCGCTGACCAGTTTACCGATACCGGCAAGCACAGTTCGACTCCCCACGTTGACCTTTTCCCCGAGCGCCACGCGTCAAAAAACGTTTGACCTGATGGTGTTCATTTGTTCAGTTACGCCACCCACACGAAGGAGCGACGGATGGCCCAAGAACACGACCCCCACGCCCGCGAATACTGCGGCGCCGTCGCAGGAATGGCAGACACCTACGGGTTCCCGATCGCCTGCACGCTGCCGAGCGTCGGCGACCGGATCGCCTATCGGCTCAAGACCCACACGGACGAGCAGTACGAGGCCGGCCGCGTGGTCCGCGTCAACGCCGAAGGCGAGCGTCCGCTCGTCGTCGTCGAGTCGGAGGGGGCCGAGGGCACCCTCCGCGTCCTGGACGCCCGCCCCTGGCCCACGGGCCAGATCCTCCCGTTTTGAGGTGTCGACCATGCCCAAGAACTGCTCGCGGGCCGAC